GTAGTCACGGTTGATAGGTGCGCGATCGCCTTGGCGAGGTTTTGCAACGCGACGTCGAGCGTTACCGAGTTATCAATCGGCAGCTTGCCGGGTAGGTTGCCCGGGCTCGCCGTACCGGTGCCGAGATTGCTGTACGTCTTGCCGCCCGGCAAGTACGGGTTGACCGGGTGATCAACCGCAAAAAACGGCTTGCCGTCGTACGTGGTGCCGTTGGCGAGGATTGCTTTTGCAATGCTCTTTTGCGGCCAGTACGAGGCGTACGCGCCGATCGTCCGACTCCAGTGCGACGCGAGGTCGATACCGTTTCCGTCGAGGTCCTCGAATTGCTCTTTCTTGACCTGGAGCCCGCCCGCTGCATTCAGGTTTTCGACCTCGGTCGTCAACCCGACGATATCGTCGAATTGCACGTTGCCGCCGTGCCCGGTCGGTCTGATCTGTGCAGTGTCGAGCAGCCATGAAATGCGCTCTTTCTTGGCGCCGCTCGGGATCTCTTTGGCGACTTTTTGCCACCATAGCTTTTTGAGAATGCGATCGTAATCGCGAGCTGTGATCGTTCGCATGTTCGACTCGAGGTCAAACAAGAAACTAGGCGTTAGGGCTGGCATGGTTAGATCTCCGCCGCCGCAACCGGCTTTTGGAATGGATAATCAGAGTGAACGAGTACGCCTTGATTGGCGTCGACGTTGACGATCGCGCCGAGCGCAAACGCGCCGCTTGCGCCGGTTAGGGTAACCGTATGCGAGTCTTTGACGTATGCGGCTTGCCAAAGCTTGGCGATAGTGATCGGCGCCGCCGAGTCGTTATCCCACCACGCCGCCCAAATTTCCCGCCAAAACTTGACGGTAACGGGCTTGACGCCGTCGGCTGCTACGACTGTATTCATCGCAATCCCGATAGGCAGCTGACCCGCCGCGCCCGTCGCTCGTACGACCGAGCCCGTACTGTCGACGGCGACGATATGACCGCGCTCGATTACCTGACCGGCGAGCAGCGGGTAATCGTAGTACGCAATAGCGACCTCGCTAATCATGCGTTCCATACTGTTAGACCTGACCCTTTACTCTGACGCCGAGGAAAAGCTTTGACTCGGTGTTGACGACGCCGGTTGTGTGAGCGCGCAAGCCCATACGCTCGTCGAGCGACTCGCGCTCGGCGGGCGGCAGTCGCGCCGCGCTCGGGTCGCCTTGCGGCTCGCCGCCATGTGCGCCGCGCGTTGGCTTGGCGTCGGGCTGTGAGGCAGCGAGCGCCGCGGTAGCGCCCGCGCCCGAGCCGATGCGAGGCAACGTCGCGACGAGCTTGCGCACGGTCGCGAGCGGCGTCGCTTTGTCGGCGAGCATGGCCCGCAACCCGGCGTCGAGGTCCGGTCGTTTGGCGAGCAGCCGATCGCGCTCGCTCTTATCCCGCTCGCTCGCGAGCTCGGCGCGTAGCCTGTGTACATCGGCGCGAGCCTCCAACGCGATCGCTCGCGCCGAGGCGGCGGCTTTTGCCTTTGCCGGCTTGGGCTCGTCGCCGTCGGGCTCGGTATGCGGCTCGTCCTCGCCCTCGGGTGCGGGCTCGTCGCCCTCGCCCTCGGGTACAGGCTCGTCGCCCTCGCCCTCGGTTTTCTCCGCCTCGTCGAGCGCGGCGAGGGCGGCGCGTGCGCGAGCGGCTTTAGGGTCGTCGCCCTCGGCCATTTCTGCTAGCGCCTTACGCGCTGCCTCTTCTGGGTTCATGTCTAGTATCCCGTTGTTAGTTGACAGTTGTTTGGTGAGCGCCTCAAACGAGAGCGTCTGATCGGCGAGCTTTTGGGCGATGGCGTCGCCGCCGTGATAAACGCCCGCGTCGAGCGCCTTAGCGTCGACGCCGCGTACCTCGGCGACAAAATCAAAATAGACCTGCGCGAAGCTATCGATTATGCGTTGCTGCGCAGCGCGCTCGCCGTCGCTAACGGGTGCGTCCGGGTGCCCGTCGACCTTGCGCGCGCCCGACGCGAAAAACTCGACGTGTATACCGCGCGCTGTGTTTTGTACTGACAGGTCGACCCGCGTACCGATTACGCCTATCGAGCCGACGATCGCACTGTCAGACAACACTATCGACCGCGCCGCGCACGCGAGTATGTATGCCGCCGAGCACGCCCGCTCGGCGACCCATGCGTACAGAGGTTTGCCCGCAACCTCGGCGTCGGCGCGTAGCTTGCGCGCGAGCTCGACGCTACCCGCCGCGTCGCCGCCCGGGCTTGACAGCTTCAACACAACCGCGCGAGTGTTGGGCCCGGCGAGGGCGTCGCCAACCCGCGCGTCGATAGCCTCGTAGCTATCCCAACCGCAACCCGCCCGCTGCTCCAAGGGCCCGTCGACCGACACGACGACGACGCCGTCGTGTTCCACGTTAGGTCGGGCCCGGTCGAGCTGTATAAACAGCGCCTCGATAAGACTCGCGTCGTACCCGTACGGGCGCCCGGGCGTCAGTTGGTACCGAGCTAGTGTCATGCTGCCTCCGTCGCCGCGTCGGGCTCAGTGGGCGGCTCGGGCGGCGTCGCGGCGGGTGCGGTGTCGCCCGAGCCCTTGGGTTCAAACCCGAGCCCGACCGACCCGAGCAGCTCGGCGGCTTGCGCGTCGTTGACCAGAAACGCCCGCTTGATAATCCCTATCGCCGCGTCGCGCGGTATCTCGCCCGCCGCCGTTGCACGTACTATCTCGAGTAGGCTCGCGACCTGAGCGCCGTTTAGCGCCGCGTCGCTCGCCGGTTGACCGCTCGCCGCCGCCGCGTCGGTTGCTGCCTCGGCGGTGCTTGGCGCGTCGCCCGCGCCGCCCTGTATGAGGCGCAAGCCGCCCGAGCTCGCCGCGTCGACCTCGACCGGGTCGACGACCGGTATGGAAAACCGGGTACACAGCGCCTCGACGTCGAGCGTCAAGCCCGCGGGCGCGAGCACTTGCGTCAACCCGCCGATCGCTGTACCCGCCGTTACGAGGCTCGACGCCTCGCTGTTGCGGTCTTTGGGCGGCGTTACGTCGTACTCGACGACGACCGACCGCTCGTCGAGGGCGTCGACGCCGTACTGCCGCACGATGAATTGCGGCAGTACTTGCGTGTTGAGCGTGTGCGCAATGCCGTCGGCGGTCGCCTTGATAAGATCGCCGCGGATAGTCCGGTACAGGTCGCTCGACACAAAGCCCGAGCCGCCGTCGGTCGTTACCGTTTGCCCGGCAATGGCGATGATTATCTCTTGATTTTGAGCGGCGATCGTACGTTCAAACGACTCGTAGCCCCGTCCGTTCCCTTCAAGTAGACGCACGTCATAGCCCGGCGTCATGCCAAAAACCGTGTTGACGCCCCAAGCCATCACACTCTGAAACCATGTTTGTTTCTGAGGTTCGGTCGCGCCTTGCGGTGCAACGGCGATGCGAGCAGGGTTTGCTAGCTTCGCCTCCCAATTGTCTTTGTACAGCGACGCGTGGTCTTTGCGTATGTACGCCCGCCCGACGCATCGCCACAATGCAGCCTGCCAAGGCGCAATGCGACCCGACGGTGTGTGCAATACCCATTTACCGTCGCCCGGCGTAATGGGTAGTCGACCCTCGGCGCTGTTATAATACCACTGGTTCTCGTTCCATATATACTGAAGATACTCGGGCGATAGCCTGCACAACACGGGATACGCGCGACCGCGTACGGGTATTAGCTCGGCGATGCCAACGCCTAGCAGCAACCCATCGGCAGTCAGCAACGCGAGCTCGCTCGGCGGTACCATTTCATCAAAGACGCTGCGCACGTCGGCGTGACCGGGCTCTAGTGCCCGTATGACCTCGGCGTCGCCCTGGAATTTGCGCGGCAGTCGTACGAGCCCGTCGGTACGCGTCGACAGTACGCCCGATACGACGCCGTCGCGTCGAGCAATGGACATGAGCTGTGCGGCGATGCGTAGGTTGCCGGCGTCGGCGCTGTGCTCGGCGACTTCTAGATCGTCGAGGTACCAACGCGTGCGTGTCCAGGTCGGCAGCTGCAACTGACCGCCGAGCGCAAGCCGTTGCTCGGCGACGGCGACCGGGTCGACCTCGTTAGCAGGTCGAGGGCTCTGATAGGCGCTAACACCTAACAGGGCTTCTATTGCGCGTCGCGGGAGGTCGAGCAGTGCCACGCCGCATACAAACCACGCGCCGCCGCTCTATACACTCAACCGTTATGTTACGCCGACCGGCGAGTATCCTCTGACCAAGTCGCGGCGGGTATACCGTACGCCCGCTCGATACGGGCGACCGCGCTCGGCGACGGCTCTGTACGACCTGACAACCAAAGCGATACGCACGATCGCGACACGGCGCAACGCGCGGCGATCGCCTTGCACGTCGTAACCGCCGCGACCGCGCGCAGTAGTACCCGCCCGCGTGTCATGTCCTAAACGCCCGCTGCGCCGAGTACGGGTCAAACGTTACCGACGCCGGGCGCGCCGCCTCGACGGGTAAGTGTGTCGCCGCCCGTTCCGACGCCGATAGGTCGGCTGTTAGGCTAAGAGGCTCCCACGCTGATAATGCAGTAGCATCATAACGATCGGGACTCCTGCCTAGCAGTACCCGCAATTTGTCCTTTGCTATGACTTTGAGCCGACCGTTTATGTGTAGCTTCCACTCCATACTATGCAGCTCCTTTGCTAGCTTGGCGTCCTCGACGATCGCGCCGCCGCCGCGTATCCATGTGTCGAGGTTGCCCGTTAGCTCGTCGCGCGCCCGGTCGTACAGATCGGGTCGGCGTACGGCTTTGTCAGACCCACGCATGCTAACGAGCTCGTACGCGTTCGGGTGTTGGTCGAGGTGCGCGCGCAGTGTGCCGTTGACTTGCGCGCCTATCGAGCCGTCGCGGTCGACTACGACTACGGGCGTTTCGTTTGGTAGCCCGTACTCGCGTATGATCAGCAACAGCTGCATCAAGTGCGACTCGACACTCAGCCCGCGCTGTACGCGTAGCGCGAGCAGCTTGTACCCGCGTCGCACGGCGTAACACGTCTCGTCGCCTATGCCAGAATCACCCGCTGGGTCGAGCCCGATGTACAGCCGCCCGGCGTCGGGCGTCTCGGGCCAGCGCGCCTCGGCGGCGGCGATCGCGTGTACGCTAAAGATCTTAAGCTCGTCGTGTAGCGCGTGCTCGCCTTTGACGCGGATACGGTACAGCGGCGAGTCTTCTCCCCACTCTAGTTTCTTTTCCTCGACCCATTCATACGAGGCGAGCCCGGGTATCACCATGCGTTGCTGTTGATAGTTGGGCGTCTCTTCCGACGATATGCGCATCGTTTTATAGAACCGCTGCTTACTCGTGAACGCCTCGTAAAACTCGCCCGTGTTGCGCGTACCCTGACTAAAGATCACGATCTTGGCGCCGCCCGCGCGGTTACCGTCGATAGCCTCATAAATCAGGTCGTCGACGCCCGAGCCCTCGTCGACTATGTACAGTAGGTTTAGCCCGCTGATACCCGCGACGGCTTCCGCCTCCTTTGCCGTAAACCCGACAATCTCTCGGAAGTCGGGCGCTTTGAGCCCCGTGCGCGCGAGCTCGCCCTGCTCGCCCTCGATAAGCGTCGAGTGCGGGCAAGGGCGTTTGATGCGACGACCCTCGGGATCTTCCGCCTTGCAGGCAACGCAACGACCCGAGCGGGCCCGCAACATGCGTAGCTCGCGCCATAGGATCTGGTCTACTTGGCGCGACGTCGTCGAGGTCATTACGACCCGCGCGTCGGGAAACGAGCAGTAGTACCAACACGCCAAGCCCGCCGCGCTGTGCGACTTAGAGACCTTGTGACCCGACGCGACCGCAACGCGATCGTGGTCGCGTACGGCTTCGAGTATGTCGCGCTGCCTCGACCATGGTTCAACGCCGAGTATCTCGCGGAAAAACGCGATCGGGTCGCGCTGATACTTCGGGTTGGGAAACTGGACATGTAACGTGCGATCAATCTGTTTAGTCAGACTGTCGCCGAGGTCGTCGGCGAACGACGTATGCCGACTCGCCGGTCGTTGCCACTTACGGCGAGTTACCTCGTGTTCGGTCGTCGTCGTTGTCATGTGTCACCCGTGCGATCGCGTCGCGCACGGCAAGCGCCGCGGCAGGATGCGACTCTAGTGCGTCGAGTATGGCGCGCTTGAGTCTACGCCATGCCGGGTGCTCGTACACATAACGGTCCTCGGCGAGCTCTTGTGCTTGCTCTAGTCGCGCCCGCAGGGCCAACACACGCGCCTCGGCGTCGCTGAGTCGTACCCGGTCGCTCGGCGCTAACCCGACCTGTACACGATCGCGGCGCAACACGGCGAGCAGCGCGAGGCAGTCGGCGAGCGTCGACGGGCTCGACGTTGTCGCGAGCGGCTCGGGCGCGGTCGAGGCGTCAATCGTACCGTCGGGTAGCGTCGCGCCCGGCTTGACCGACCATGCGAGCGCCGGGATACCAAACGCCGACTGTATCTTTGCGCGCGCCTCGACCGACGGCATTTTGCGACCCGAGCGCCAGTCGCATATCGAATTGAAGCTGCGCACGCCGAGCTCGCGCCCTATCGCCGCAACGGTACCCTCGACGAGGGTAAACATGCGTTGACCCTCGCTGCGCACGATAGGCGCGACCCGCCGAGCGTCGGCGGGTGCGGCGGCGATACCCGACCCGCCCGGGCTCGGGTCGCTCATGCTTGATTAGTCGGGCTCGGTTTGAATGGACTAAACACTTCGCCAACGCGTCGAGCAGCGGCGGCGGCTGTTTTGAGCTCTGTAACCTTGCCCGCCGAGCGTGGCCCAAACAGCGCCGGGTACTTGCGTTCAAGCAGCCATGCCGCGGCCTTCCAGTCGCCGCCGAGCGACGGGCGGGTTTTTGCCGCGTCGGTAATGGCCACGATCAGTTTGAGCGCGGCGTCTGCCTCGGCGGCGTCGAGGTCGGTCGCAAACGTCGCGTAAGGCTCGCGACCTGCTCGACCCATATCCAGCCAGTCGTTTAGGACTGATTCGGGTACGCACTGCCGCGCGGCGGCTTGCCTCGGGAAAAGCCCACGCTCGACGTCGCGTACGATCGCGTCGCCCGTGTCGTCGGTAAACCTAACTGTTGACCTCGCCATACCATCACCTAACCAGCGTTATAGCAGCGCAACGAATGTAAGCACGCTCGCTGTTGTGACTAGGACAAGGCATACGATAGCTACAATGGTGCGTACTCGGGCTCGCTGGTTTGTGTCGAGGGCGTCGTTCATTCGCGGTCGAGCTCGCCATGCTCGGGCCATGCCGCAAACCGTTGCCCGTCGAGCATCGCGCCCGGGTCGTACCCGCCGACGACTACGACTAGTTGCAGGCTGTACAGCTCGCCGAGCGCAAGCCATATGGGCGCAGTGTCGAGCCCGTCGTACGGCTCGGCGAGCTCGCGCCCGGTCAAGCTATCGGGCGCGACCGCTATCAACCGGTCGAGCAGGTCGCGCGAGATTGTTTTTAGGTAGTCGGTTTCCGATGGCATACACACTCCGTTGTCAACAAAGATTCATCGCAACTAATGGCAACACGGGCGTTTTTCTGCGTTCCGTACTTTGCCTACCTAACGCACGTGTGCGTGTTACACCGTACGTGTTGAAATGATACGCTTTTTTGGTGTCAAGCAAATTGCCCGGTTTTTGCGGACCCAGC